ATGAACCCGTATATCCTTTTGCTAGGTGCCCGTGCGGACCTTTACGGCATTACGCTTTTGCCCGAATGCCAGGAATCATCTTTTCAATATCTTCGCCACAATCGCCTGGACGTGAGCACCTTTGACGGAGCGATAGGAGGCTATGGCGTCTTGCCGGTCAGGGAATGCGGCAACGGGCGATTTGACTTCGCGCATGACGGCATGGGGCCACTGTGTTTCGTTTGCGAGGCAATCGGCCGCGACGGGGAAACCGTCACCGATCTAGTGGCGTGGCCTGTTGATGACCCTTTCCATGTCATGACGATGTTCGGCGCTTGTGCGCTTGTTGGCGAGTGGGAGGCAGATAATCCCGCCACCTACTTCATGGAAAGCCCGCTGGTCATGCACCGGACACCGCTTGATTGGCTGAAGGCCGGCTGCCGGGGCGCTGCAGTCGTCACTCCGCATCGTGCGGCACGCTTCCTCTTGGACGTGCCGGGGCGCATTGCGGCGCAGGACTATGAGCATGGCCGCGACCTCAATTCTCTCATTGCTGGTCTGTTTCCGGCTGAGCGCGTCCTGATCCCCGCGACAAGCCAGAGGAGGGCCGCGTGAGCGTGTTGGAACGTCCGCCTCCCTCCTATGTTCCTTTCAATGCGGACGCGAAGCCCGCATACGGGACTGAAAGACGGCGCACTTCGCTACCCATAACGCTGCCGGAAATTTCGGCAGCGTCTTTCGCCGGGAAGCCCGTCCCTGATCTTCAATTCCATGACGTGAAGGGACTGGTGCCACATACTGGCGTCACTCTGCTTTATGGCGATGGCGGGACCGGCAAGAGCACGGTTGCGCTTCAGCTTGCCGCGGCAACAGCGATCGGCGGATATTGGCTCGGTGTGCAAGTCAATGCAGGACCGGTCTTCTATTTCTCGGCCGAAGATCCCATTGAAGTGACGCACCGCCGCTTGGCGGATTATGCGGCCTTCAGCGGGGCCGATCTTGCCGATATGGGCGATTTGCACATTGCCCCCATGCTCGGCCGTGATTGCGTCATGGCGACGGCAGACAAAGGCATCGTGAAGCCCACGCCAGTCTTTCAGGCGGTCAAGGAACGCCTGCTGTCGATGCGGCCGGCACTGGTCATCCTGGACAACGCCATTGACGTGTTCGCGGGCGATGCAAACGACGCTGCGCAGGTGAAGCAATTCATGCACCTGCTGTCCGGGCTGTCCCTTGAAGCGGACTGCCCCGTGGTCCTGCTTGCGCACCCTTCACGTGCGGGCATGTCCAGCGGCACCGGCGACGGTAATTCGGTGCACTGGTCGAACTCGGCACGATCCCGGCTCTACCTGACCCGTGTGCTGACCAATGGCGGGGACAATCAGCCGGTTGAAGACGATCCGGCCGCACGTGTGCTGAAGGTCATGAAGGCGAACTACGCCGCAACCGGCGATGAAATACGGATGCGGTGGGAGGAAGGCTGCTTTGTCCATGCCCAGGCTGAGCGCATCGAACCGGGCGACGAAATGGGCGCTGCTGCCAAGGCCGAACGGGTGTTCTTGCACCTGCTGCGCTGGCACGATGGCAGGGGCATTCCGGTGTCAGCGTTCAAGAGCCCGACCTATGCGCCGTCCATGTTCGTGACGCATCCGCAGTCCGAAGGGCTGACAAAGCGGCGTTTTGAACAGGCAATGACAGGTCTGCTGGATCAACGAAAGATTGAAGTGCAAGAGCATGGACCACCGTCCAAGCGGCGTTCCCGGCTGGTTATCGTGGAGGCATCGGAATGACTTCCAACGGTGTGTTCCAACGGTATCCCAACACTGTTTTTCCAACGGTGTTCCAACGGCTACCGACCCCGGAAAACAAGGCTTCCAACGGGTGTTCCTTCCAACCCTATACCCTAAAGGGTATATCCGCTGCCCGCTATGGGGCGGGCGCGGCTTGTGATCTGGTCCCAATGCCCGGAAAGCAAATGGTCGGGGGGGACGCGGGGCGGGGTATTCTGCGCTCGCTCCCCGGAACGGCGGTGCCGTCATGATGGCATCGACAAAGGCCGTTCGCTTTCTGGAAAGCCTTTGCATCCCGGAAGGGCCGAACGCGGGCAAGCCGGTGAAGCTGGCACCGTTCCAAAAGCGGTTTGTGAAAGGCGCGCTTGGCAAGGACGTGTCGGTGGCCGTGCTGTCCATCGGCAGGGGTAACGGCAAAACAGCGCTTTCGGCGGGCCTTGCCCTCGGTGCGCTCATCGGCGCATGGGACGATCAGCCTCGGCGGGAAATTATCATCGCGGCGCGCACAAGAGATCAGGGCCGCATCGCGTGGGATTTCGTGTCCGGCTTCGCGCGCTACCTGCCGGACGATGTGCAAGGGCGGTTGACCTTCCGGCGCGCTCCCCGGCTGGAAATCGCCTTCGATGATGGCGAGACAGAACACCTCCTGAAGGTGATTGCGGCGGACGGCAAATCCGCTCTCGGAATGGCTCCGACATTCGCGCTCCTGGACGAACGCGGACACTGGCAGGCGGACAAGGGCGATGCGCTGGAACATGCCATCCTGTCCGGTCTCGGCAAGCGCGGCGGGCGGGCGCTAATCATTTCGACCTCCGCAGCGGATGACGCGCATCCGTTCTCAAAATGGCTCGATGAGGAACAGGAAGGCGTCTACCGGCAGGAACACCGTCCGGCACCGGGCCTGCCCGTGGACGACCTCGAAAGCATCAAGGAAGCCAACCCCGGCGCAAGTGCTGGCATTGGCTCTTCGCTCGACTGGCTTCAGGCTCAGGCGCGACGGGCTATCAAACGCGGCGGATCGGCGCTTACGACATTCCGCCTCTACAACAGGAACGAACGTGTTTCCGGCGAGACGCGCGACGTTCTCTTGACCGTGGACGAGTGGCTGGCCTGTGAGTGCGGGCCGGACGAATTGCCTCCCCGAAAAGGGCCGGTTGTCATAGGCGTTGACCTTGGCGGTTCCGCTTCCATGACAGCAGCGGCTTTCTACTGGCCGGAAACAAGCCGTCTGGAATGTCTCGGCACCTTCCCTTCGCGGCCTTCCCTGTTGGACCGTGGGCAAAATGATGGCGTGTCCGGGCGCTATGTCGAAATGCAGGACCGGGGCGAACTGGACGTGCTCGGCGATCAAACGGTGCCGGTGGCACCTTGGCTTGCCCGTGTCATGGCGCATGTGGACGGTGAGGCAATCGCGGCGCTGACGGCTGACAGGTATAAACAGGCCGAATTGGGCGAGGCAATCGACAAGACCGGCATTCGGTGCCCGATTGTCTGGCGCGGGCAAGGCTTCCGGGACGGTGGCGAAGACTGCGAACGCTTCCGGCGCGCGGCCTATGATGGCAACGTGAAGACCTCCCCTTCCTTGCTTCTTCGCTCCGCGTTCGCGGATGCAGTCGTGCTTCGCGATCCCGCCAATAACCTGAAACTTGCCAAGGCCCGCTCAACGGGCCGCATTGACCCGGCAGCGGCAACCGTCCTGGCCGTCGCTGAGGGCGCGCGGATCATGGGGCGCAACAACCATAAAGGGGGGCGCATCGCATGGGCCTGACCGCATCCGCAAATCGCGTGATTGCCCGATACGGGCGCGCGGCGAAACTCCTTCGGGAAACCGTCACCGGGGGCGATGAATGGGACCCGGAAACCACGACCGCCGAACATGACGTGACGGTGGCGCTGGTTGACTTCACGGCGGATGAGCGAAGCGGAACGGTGATCGCGGAAACCGACCGCAAGGCAATCCTGTCCGTTGCCGGTCTCACTATCGACCCCAAACCGTCAGACCGGCTTCAGGTCGATGGCGTCACCTATGTGGTTGCCGCTGTTCACAAGGTCGAATCCGGGGGCAGCGTCCATGCCTGGACGCTGAGGGTGAAGGCATGAAGCATGACCGGTATTCGGCGGCTGTGCTGCGCTCGCAGCGATGGAAGGGCGTTCGGTATCAAGCGAAGCGGCGCGACGGCTGGCAGTGCGTCCAGTGCGGCGCGAAAGGCCGTCTTGAGGTGGACCATATTCAGCCGGTGCGCTCGCATCCTGAGCGGGCCTTTGACCTCAGCAACCTGCAAACTTTGTGCGTGTCCTGCCATGCCCGCAAGACACGGATTGAAATCGGCTTAGGCCGTGAAGACCCCGCCCGCGAGGCGTGGCGAATGCTGGTGCGTGAAACGTGCCGATCCTCCCAAACCAAAGGAAATGAACATGCTTGAATCAGTGAAGATTCAGCGTCGGCAAAGCGAAATCCGCCAAGCCCTCGCTGCCATCGTCGGCAAGGACAAGCCGACCGAAGATGAAACGCGCTCCATGGAGGCTATGGACGCGGAATATCGCCAGAACGAAACCCGCTATCGCGCGGCGCTCATCGCGGAAGACAGCGAACGCCGGGAAGCCGGGGCCGACCTGGAAACCCGTTCGGAACGCGAATGGGCGGAAATCATGTCCGGTTTCGAGATGCGGCAGGTTGCACTTGCCCTCGATGAGGGCGCACAGCTCACCGGCAAGACGGCGGAAATCGTCACCGAACTGCGCTCCAAGGGCGGATACCGGGGAATGCCGGTCCCGTGGGAAGCACTCGAAAAGCGCGCGGGCGAAACCGTCGCGTCCGGCACCCCGAACCCGATTCGCACGGCTCCGATCATTGACCGGCTGTTTGCCGGATCGGTCGCGGCACGCATGGGCGGTTCCATGGTCAATGTCGGCGTTGGGGAAATGGAATATCCTGTTACCACGTCAAGCGTTTCAGCCGGATGGGCCGCGACGGAAACCGGCAACGTTCCGGGGCCGACCGCCTATACCACGACCGACCGGCCGCTGAAGCCTGACCACAATCTCGGCATCACGATGCGCATTACCCGCAAGACGCTGAAACAGTCCGGCGAAGGTCTGGAGCAGGCGGTGCGCCGCGACATGAACGGCGCTATCTCGGAAGCCATGGACAAGGCCGTTTTCCTCGGCTCCGGTTCCTCCGGCGAACCGACCGGCATTCTTGCCGGGGCGTCCGGGTGGGGTATCACCTCGACGGCGGTTGACGCGGCGGCATCCTACGCGGCCTTCCGGGCTGCGGCGGTGCGCTTCATGACGGCAAACGCGGCGACCGGACCCGCTTCCGTCAACCTCCTGCTCCGGCCTGAAGTCTTCGACGACATGGACGCGGACCTCATCTCCGGGACGGCGGTGAGCGAATGGGACCGGCTCACGGCGAAGATCGGCAATACCGTCCTGTCACCGAATGCGCTTGCGGCACCGACCGGCGATCCTGAAGAAACCACGGCGATCCTGACAACCTCCGTTGGTGGCGTTGCTCCGTTCTTCATCGGCACCTGGGGCGCAATCGATCTGATCCGCGACCCTTACTCCGATGCGCAGTCCGGGGGCCTTCGCCTGACCGCGCTGACCACCATGGACGTGACCATTTCGCGGGCCGTCCAGATCGAAATCCTCACGGGCATCCAGTGATGCTTTGGGGATCGACACTCGGCGGGCTGGAAGTCCGCAAGCCCTCAGAAGGGCGCGCGGGAACGGTTCTCCGGGGCCGGTTCCCTTACAACCGGCCTGCCGTCCTTTCGGACGGCGGGCGCACCGGGCGACCGCGCAAGGAAAAGATTGCACCGGGGGCCTTTTCCTACCGGCTGGACCTCGAAGCGGGACCGCCTGAGAATGACATTCACCTGCTTGTCGGCCACTCCTATGACCGGCCATTGGCAAGCCGGAACGCCGGAACGCTGCAATTCACCGACACGCCGGAAGCCCTGCTTTTCGATGCGCTCATTACCCCGGACATGCAGCGTGTCAGTTATGTGCAAGACGTGCTTGGCGCTATCGGTGCCGGCCTCATCCTCGGCATTTCTCCCGGCTTCCGGTTGCCTCCCGAACGGGCCGTGCCGAACCCGGAAAAGATCGAAGACGAGGGCAGCGACCCGGCAGCCGGGATGCACAATGCCATCATTCGAACCGTGCTTGCGGCGCTGCTCTATGAAATCAGCCTTGTGACGCGACCGGCCTACCCGGAAGCACAGATTGAAGAGCGGAACTGGACGCTGACGCCGGAACCGGCAGACGCGGGCCTTGTGCGCACCTTGAACCGGTGGAGGGCCTGACATGGCGGTGACGCTGAAACAAGTTGAAGCCATCCCGGAGAGCTATCCGCTCGCAGGCAACGAAACAGCGTGGCAGCGGATCGAAGCCTATACGGCGCACCGCTGGACGGCGCGGCAAGTCATCTGGACCGTTGAAGGTCCGGGCGAATGGTCCGCACCGCTGACCCCGGCGACTGTCACGGAAACTGAAATATGGCAGGACGATGCGTGGACCTCAGTCACGCTCCGGGCCGGACCAATGGGCGGTTACGTCCTGGACGGCGAAGGGCCGTATCGGATCACCGCGACCGTGGGGGGCGGCACGCCACCGGCTGCTGTTCGGGAAGCGCATTCGCGGTTGACCGCCTATCTCGACGCGCTGGCAGCGGATGACCTGCCCGTGGGCATTTCTCAGTATTCTGTCGGGCTTGGCGGCGAAATCCGGGAACATTTTGAACGCGACCCGAACACGGTTGCAAAGGCAATGCAGGCAAGCGGCGCGGCGGACCTGCTGCGACCCTATCGGAGGGCGTGATATGTGGCCGTTCAAGCGAAAGCAGAAACAGGAAACCCGCTCGGCGGCATCCGGCTTCACTGCCGAAATCATCGCGGCGCGGGAATCGTATATCTCCGGCAGCCGGGGCATTGCGGAACTGACCGGCACCGCTCAGGCGTGTGTTTCCATGTGGGAACACGGCTTCACCATTGCGGACGTTGACGGGACCACAATGCTGGACCCCATGTCGCTGGCATTGGCGGGCCGATCCCTTGCCCTCCGGGGCGAAGCGGTTTTCCTCATCCGGGACGATGGCCTTGTGCCATGCTCCGATTGGGATTTGTCCACAATGAACGCAAAGCCGAAAGCCTATCGCGTGTCCATTTCGGAAGCGGGCGGCGGGCGCACTGAAACGGCGCTTGCGGCGGAAGTGCTGCACTTTCGGATCGGCTGCGACCCGGCAGCGCCTTACTATGGAACGGCACCTCTGAAGCGGGCGCAATTGACGGCGGGAATGTTGAACGCGGTGGAAACCGCCTTGGCGGAAGTCTTCGACAATGCACCGCTCGGCAGCCAAGTCCTGCCAATGCCGGAACAACCCGAAACGGATCTGGAAACCCTGGGGCGCGGCTTCCGGGGCAAGAGGGGCCGTGTCCTTCTACGCGAAAGCGTGAACGTCTCGGCAGCCGGTGGACCGGCACCGCAAAGCGATTGGCGACCGTCCGACATGTCGCCGGACCTGCAACGGGCCATGACGGCGGAAACGCTCACAGCGGGCCGTGAGGCGGTATGTGCGGCCTTCGGTGTCCTGCCCGCCATCTTCAGCGGCGCGGCTCAGGGGCCGCTTGTCCGGGAAGCACAACGGCACCTGGCAGGCTGGACGTTGCAGCCGATTGCAAGCCTCATCGCTCAGGAGGCATCCGCCAAGCTGGCAACGCCGGTGAAGGTGGACGTTATGGGACCGCTGCAAGCCTACGATGCGGGCGCGCGGGCGCGCGCGATCACGGCGGTTGTCCAGGCGCTCGCCATGGCGAAGGAAACCGGGATCGATCCGCAACAGGCGATGGCGCTTCTGGATTGGTCGAAAGAGGCGGAGGGCGTGTCATGAACGGACAAAATACCCCCGATGCGTTCCAGGCGCGCTTGCGTTCCTTCCGGTCCGATGAGCGACCGCTGGACGATCAAGAGCGGCAGTGGTGCTCTGACGTGATTGACAGGATATGCCGGAATGGCCAACCCGCGTTCTATCATGGCGGCATCGATGGCCTAAGTATTGGCGACCTGCTCTTGCCTCCTGACGAAACTGGGAATGACCCCCGTCAATGGCATGACAAATGCCCAGGCGCAAAGCGGTTCGTCTATTTCACCGACTGCCCGGAGCGGGCTGACTTCTACGCTCGCACAATCCGGCTGGCGCGCCTTTGGACGGACGGTCCCCCAAAGACGGGCATCGTCTATCGCGTCTCCCCCATAGGCCATTTTGAAATCGAACGGGCCGAAATCCGGGCGCATCGCAGTTTCGGACATACCCCGGAAATGGCGGCGGAAATAGGAAAGCTGGCATTCATCTGCAAGGGCGCGGAAATCATCGGTTTTGCTTAGGGCCGGCCGCCCGGCGCGCATTGGGTGAACTGCGCGTCAAAAAGCCAGGCCGTCCTGCCTGCCTTTCTCCTCTCTGGGCGATGGACCGGACCATTCGGCGGTGTCCGAAATAACACCGAAAGCCCGCGGCATTTCTTTGGCGGTGCGCGGCGGGCACCTTTTAATTAAGGTGTATTGCATCTTGTTGGGGATGTGGTATGCTTTAACAAAATGGAGATTGAAACATGAATGCGCTGATTTCGCAGTCTCTCGATTGGCTGGCCGATAATTGGGGAACCGTCATTGAATCTGGCGCCTCGGCGGCCGCGGCAATTGGTGTCAATGCGAACACCTTGAAGTCGCGCGTCCAGTCAGGGCGTGCCCTGGCATTGAAAGACACGGAAGGGCGCGTGAGGGCGTCGATCGACTTTACCGGGATGCAGCTTGTCTTCAACATGATTTCGGATCGGCTAGCGCGGTTCAATATTCATCTGGATGATGACCCGGCTCACCCAAGAAATCTGGCCGGCGCCGTCGAATATGCTTTCCAGCACATTCTGAAAGGCGAGCAGAACATCAATTCGTTTGTCCGCATTGAAATGTGGGACGGAAAGCCACTGGTACATTGGTTCAAGGACGGTGACGATTTGGCCAACCTTACCGGGGACGTGGCTGTGGTCATGCCAATTGGGACGATGATTGTCCGGCTTGCCGCGCATTTGTTCGTAAAACACAACCCTCAGAAACTCGACCTCTTGCAGGGCGAGTGGGTTTCAACATTGCGGTGAGGCTGACAAATGGGAGCGGCAAACCTCAATATTGTGACGATCAATCGACGGATGCTCACCACGTCCGAAGCGGCACAGTATTGCGGCCTCCCCGTCAAGCGGTTCCCTGCCATTTGCACCGTCTCCGCGGTTGAACTTGATAAAGGCATCGTTCGCTATGACCGACATGCTCTAGACCGCTGGCTTGACGATCTGTCCAACGAACACGGAACCGACGACGACATTCTTGCGAGGCTCGGATGACACGCATTCGCGTCAAGGGCTTCAAGATATTCACGGATCGGCTCGGCAAGAGGCGCTGCTATCATCGCGCGACCGGGACGGCCGTTGACCTCCAAAAGCACCCTATCGGATCGGCCGGCTTCATCGCGGAATGCGACCGGATCACGCGGCTTGCTGAAAAGGGAATGACAGCCAAGCCGGGGACGCTTGGCTTGCTCATCACCGAATATCGAAGGCATCCGGCCTTTCAGGATTTGGCCGCGCGCACAAAGGCAGACTATCAGCGCGTATTCGACTATCTGAAGGAAATCGCGGACACACCGCTTGTCCGCTTCGATAGCCCGTTGATTGTCCGCATTCGTGACAAGGCCGGGGCATCGAATGGCCGGCGCTTTGGGAACTACGTCCGCACGGTTCTTTCCCTGCTTTTTGCGTGGGGCCGGGAACGCGGATATGTGAAGGAAAATCCCGCCGAACGGATCAAGGGCCTTCGCAAGCCCAAAGGCGCACCGGAGGCAAATCGTCCGTGGCGGGATCACGAGCGGGAAGCGGTCATGGTGGCGCTGCCCGATCACATGCGGCCGGCTTTTGCCCTCATGATGTATTGCGGCCTTGACCCCCAGGATGCCGTCCGGCTGCCTCGCTCGGCAATCGTGGACGGAAGGATAGACACGCGGCGCGGAAAGACGAGCGTGCCGGTTTGGCTTCCCCTGCCCTCGCCAGTCATGGACGTGCTCAGGGATGCGCCAAAGCATGATGCGTTGACCGTCTGCGCGAACTCTCGCGGCAAGCCATGGACCGTAAGCGGCTTCAGGGCGTCATGGGCGCGCGTCAGAAAACCCCTGGAGGCTGCCGGCAGGATTGGTCCGGGCCTGACATTGAAAGGACTGAGGCACACCGTCGCAACGATCCTAAGTGAAATGGGGAAGGATCACGAAACAATCCGTATCATGCTCGGACAGAAGACCGACGCCATGGCGCGGCACTATTCGCGGCGCGCGGATCATACCGCGCGGATGGCCGCGACCGTCACAGATTTTGAAGCCGAAGTGAACAGGCGGGCAACAAAATCTGTCAAACCCACCTAA